GCTTAAGTTGGATTTAGTATGGGAAAGATTTCTTTCCCTGTCAATTCGATTTGAGGGAAAGTTTTTATGTCTATTGGTGAAAGAATTCGCTCTGAAAGAGAGCGTTTAGGGATGAGTCAGCCTCAGTTTGCAAGTGTGGCCGGGACGACAAAGCAAACCCTGTTCTCATGGGAGGCGGGAAAAACGTTCCCAAATGCGAACCAGATGGCGGCTCTGGCGGAGATCGGTGTTGATGTGATGTACGTTCTGACCGGTCAGCGGGGTTCACCTGCGCAGCCAGCGTTGTCACGCCGTGAGGCCGCGTTGGTTGATAACTACCGCCACTGTGCTCAGGAGGATCAGCAAGCCATCGACCGGGTGGCTCTGAACGCGGCGAAAACGCAACCGGATTTGCTGAATACAGACAAGGCTGTTAAAACTGCGTCTTAATGTTGGTTTTTGTTGGTATAAGGGGAAGTTAAATGCGCGCAAATGAACTTACAGATGAGCAGAAAAATCAGGCCGTTGAGCGGGCTGGTCGTGCCAGTAGCATTCTGGCCGATTTTCAACAGCAGCATGGTTTCGAGCTGCCAAAGCCGTGGCAGGAATGTGTGGAGGTCTTGCTGCTTGGTGGTTTGGGCGACCCGGAATTGCACCGCATATTTAACACCTATGCACGGGTAGAGTTTGAAGCAGGCCGCATGGCGGAAAAGCCCATTGACTATGCGCAATGGGCGAAGGAAGAAAAAAACAACTAGGAGAAGGGTATGCGGGATATCGAAAAGAAAGCGCAAAAAGCCGCCGAAAAAATACAAAAAAGCTTTGATGGGTTGGCTCAATCAGAGGTCATCGTTAATGCTGCTATTGGTGCGGCGGCACTGTCTCTGATTGAGCGCTCTGAACCTGTTACGGTTGAGAGTCTGGTGGCGCAGTTGCGTCTGCAGGCTGGTCATCAGCCTCAGGGGATTCTGCGCACGAGGCTTGAAGCTGCTGAAACATTGCTGCGGGATGCGAAATCCAGAAGGACGTAGCCAATGCCGTTAACAGCAGGATGTCATCAACGGTTAATTCCATTTGATCAATGGCGCTATTCAGTGCGGCTTTTGCAATGTCTAAGTCATTCATGGGCGGCTCTCTGTGGCGGGTAATTGTCAGTCGCTTTAGTTTGCCCACTCTCTTAATCACCTTCTTTTTTCTTTGTAAAAAATACTCCCTCCGCTAAAGGCGGCATCCTCTGGGTTCACTGATTGCGTTAACTGATTACGCCCACTGACTCTTTGAGGATATCGCCATGCCTGAAAACCCATTGTCTGAAAGCCGTTATCCGCGCCTGTTGATCTGGCTGCTGGTCACTATTGCGCTGCTGCTGGTTACGGTGCTGGTTGCACCGTTCCGTGTGCCGTTGGCGGCATGGAAGGTGTTGCTGGTAACCGGTGGTGCGGTGCTGGGGTACTGGCTGGATCGCGGTCTTTTTCCTTACGCCCGCCCGGGCGATATGTTCCAGGTAGCGCGTGATCACGAACGCTGCGTCAATCGTAACAATCACTGGGTGTCTGCCAGTCTGGCGGCATTGCGGCGGGCAGTCATTGTGTTTGCCTGCATTCTGGGTCTGACGCTGGGGGTTTAATGTGGCGTATTTAATCGTTTCTGCCGGACGTATCGGCTTAATGCTGGCGGCGCCATTGTTGCTGTTGGCGTTGCTGGTTATGCCGCCGGTTGCGCAGGCCGGTGCTGTTCCTGCGGCGGCCTTGCGCTGGCAGGCTGAGCTTACCCGTGCTGCCCAGTACAGCTATGGGCTAAATGCCCCGGTGGCCACTCTGGCAGCTATGGTGCATCAGGAAAGCCGTTGGCAGCCGGAGGCTGTATCGCCTGCTGGCGCGCAGGGTTTAGCGCAGTTTATGCCGGCAACAGCAGAGTGGATGGCCGAGCAGTATCCGCTGCTGGGTGACCCGGCCCCGTACGACCCGCGCTGGAGTTTGCAGGCCATGGTGTTGTACACCGCCTGGCTTAATAACCGCATACAGGCCCGCAGCCCATGCGACAAATGGGCAATGGTGTTATCTGCCTATAACGGCGGCATTGGCTGGTTGCGCCGCGACCAGCGTCTGGCATCGGCATCCGGCGCCGATCAGCTGGCCTGGTTTAATGCAACAGAACGGTTCAACGCGGGCCGTTCTGCCGCCAACTTTGCCGAGAATCGCCATTACCCAACCATTATCCTGCAGCGCTGGACGCCCCTGTATTACCGCGAAGGCTGGGGGTCTGGTGTGTGCGCTGAACGGTGGGCGCTGTAATGCTGCGTGCTTTTACGTCGGGGCTTATTGCCATTCAGGTCATCGTCACCATTGCTGGGGTTTGGGGTGCTTTTGCATGGGGGATTGATGTCGGGCAGGCCAGGGCAGCCGCAACATTTAATACCGCCATTGCCACTCAGCGCCAGCGTATGGCGGTCGCAGCCGAGCAGCAATTACGTCAGGCCCTGCATAACGCCGGTATCAAAGAGCGTGAATTTATGGCGCAACAACAACAGTTAAACACCCGCATATCTCAACTACAGGAGCGGCTGAATGAACCCTATGTTAATCAGGTGCAAAGCCCTTTGGGCGAGCAGGATCAGCCTGCTGATTGCCGCTTCAGTCTTGGCTGGCTGCGCGACTACAACGCCGCTTTCGGAGTGTCCGCCACCCCGACCAGTACTAATCATTCCGGAGGTGCTGAGACAACCGCCTGGCCCTCCACCGGCTCTGCTGCCGAATATGCAAGCGCGGGCATTACGCAGCGCCAACTGCTTGTACATGCCCAGCAGTATGGCCATTGGTGTATCACCAATGTGCAACGCCTGGTCGCCCTGCAACAGTTGATAGATGGGAGTGATTAATGACACTGCAAGTGGATTTGTGGCAGCTGGTTGCCCTGCTGCTGGCTTTTTTCGGCGCGATATGGGCGGCGGCTAAGGTGTTTTTTAATCAGCTGGATAAGTCGTTAACCCAGCGTTTTAAAAGCGTGGATGACCGGCTGGATGGCCTGCACGCCGCGCACAAAGAAGAGGCTGGCCAGTGGCGCAGTGTAGAGCGCGAGCTGATGGAGCTAAAGGCGGAGCTGCCCAATAGCTATGTACGTCGTGAAGACTATATTCGCGGCCAGAGCATTATCGAAAACAAACTGGATTCGCTGGCACTGAAGCTGGAGAACATCCAATTGCGTGGCCAATTAGGAGGCCCTACCCATGGCAAATGAATTAGATATGGCAAAAATCCGCCGCGAAAGTTTGCGCTGGTTAATCTTGCTGACACTGAATAACGCACGACCAATTGGTGCTTACGAAGGCATGGTGCTTACTGTTGCGCAGTCCGAATATCCGGATGCTACAGCCCACGAGCTGCGCCGCGAACTGGATTACCTGGAAGACCGTAAACTCATCACCCTGGTAAAAGAACCCAGTGGTCGCTGGTTTGCCGACCTTACCCGTCTGGGCACCGATATCGCCGAATACACCGTTGATTGCGAGCCTGGTATTGCCCGCCCGAAAAAATACTGGTGACACTATGAGCGCTCCACTTGTGCCTTCGCCCCGCAGCTCTATCCGCCGCCTGCCGGAGGATATCCGCACCCATATCGAAAAGCTGTTGATTGCCCAGCAGCTGACGCTGGATGAGGTTATCAACGATCTGCATGCCTCTTTCCCTGGGCATAAAGAAATTCTGCCCAGCCGCAGTGCCATTGGCCGGTACGGGCAGAAGCTGGAGCGGCGGTTATCGGCCATTCGTGCCAGCACCGAGGCGGCAAAAATCATCCGCGAAAATGCCGGCGACCGGGAAGATGCCCGCTCAGAAGCATTAACGGCCATGATCCAGAGTGAGCTGTTCGAAAGCATCATTGAACTGCAGGAAGCCGGTGACGAAGAGATGCCGCCCGAAAAGCGCATCGCGCTGTTAAGTGCGGCCGCTAAAAACATTGCCACACTCACTCGTTCGTCTGTCGGCCTGAAGAAGTTTCAGGAAGAGATTGCAGCAAAAGCCAGAACAGAGCTGCTGGCCGAACAGGAGCAAAAGCTTGAGGAACTGCGCGGAACCGACGGCATGAGTGAAGAGCTGGAAAAACGCATCTGTAAAGTGCTGCTAGGTAAAGCGTAATGGCAAATTCAACCCACTCTCTGCGGGCAACTTCAGAGCCGCGTAAGGTCAACCTGGGCGAAGAGATGGAGCTCGCCGGGGTTGTGGTTCCGCAAGAAGTGTCCGATGCCATACCGGGTGGTGAAGCGGTATTTCTGCCATACCAGCGCCGCTGGTTTGAAGATGAAAGCGAGATCATGATCGCGGAAAAATCCCGGCGCACCGGCCTCACCTGGGCCGAAGCTGGACGCAACGTGGTTAATGCGGCTAAGCCGCGCCGGCGCGGTGGCTGCAATACGTTTTACGTGGGCAGTAAAAAGGAGATGGCGCTGGAGTACATTGCGGCATGTTCGCTGTTCGCCAAGGCGTTTAACGAGCTGGCACAAGCCGATGTATATGAACAGACATTCTGGGATAGCGGCAAGCAGGAAGAAATCCTGGCATATATGATCCGCTTCCCGAAATCGGGTTTTAAAATTCAGGCGCTGTCTTCCCGCCCCAGCAACCTGCGGGGTCTGCAGGGTGATGTGGTTATTGATGAGGCCGCCTTCCATGAGTCGCTGGAAGAGCTGCTGAAGGCGGCCCTGGCATTAACCATGTGGGGCAATAAAGTACGACTGATCAGCACGCATAACAGCGTCGACAATTTATTTAACCAATACATTACGGATGCGCGCGAAGGCCGTAAAAATTACAGCGTGCATCGCATTACGCTGGATGATGCGCTGGCCGATGGTTTGTATAAGCGCATCTGCTATGTCACTGGTAAAGACTGGTCACCAGAGGCT